GTGATCTTCGCCGGCGCGAAATACGTGCTGGGCAACATCACCGCATAACCGCGGCGATTCACGGCGCCATGGCCTTCACCGAAACCGCCACCGACTTCATAAACGACGATACGCCCGGCTACGTCCTGGCCACGGTCGGCGGGGTCGAGGTCGGTGCGCTCTTCGATAACGACGCGCAGGCGCTCGGGATCGGGTTTTCCGGGATGGAGGCGCGCAAGCCCAGCATCATGTGCGCGTCCGCGGATGTATCCACGGCCGTGCATGGCACCACTGTCGTGATCGACGGCGACAACTACACCGTTGGCAACGTCTATCCCGACGGCCAGGGTATGACCACGCTGGAGCTGAAAACCGCATGAGCAAATTTGACGACATCGTCGACGATGTGATTGCGCTATTGGAGGTAGTGCCCGCAGTTGCATCAGGAAATATCTTCGCCGAAAAGCCGCGACTGATTGCAGAATCGATTGATTTGTCCGTAGTGGTGCGCATCCGGTCGAGCGCACCGGAGCGCGGCCCCATGGGCGCGGTGACCTGGAGCAGCACGCTCGCCATCGACATCAACTCGCGCGGGGACCGGCCAGCAAAGCTCGCGAGCGCGACGGTGCTCGCGATCTACAATCGCATCATGGATGATCCGACGCTCGCCGGCACTGTGATCGATTGCGAGCCCGGGCCGATCGATTGGGATTTCGACAACGCCGACACCGATCTGTGCGCGATGACCCTGCTGTGGAATGTGCAGCATCGCACGACCGAGACCCTGACATAGGAACGCGAGCATGGCCAACCAGATCATCAAGGATGCGCGCCTGTGGATTGGCGGCTACAACCTCTCCGGCGACGTTAACCGGCTGGCGATGGACCTCTCCGCGGAGCTGCTCGACAACACTACGCTCGAAGACAGCGCGCGCTCGCGCCTGTCCGGTTTGCTGGTCTCTGCGGTGCAGTGCGATGGTTTCTGGGACGCCGGCGCCGGCGAGCCGGATGACGTGGTGGATGGATATTTTGCGCTCGCTGACGTGCCGGTGTCGGTGTGTCCGATCGCAGCGGCAGCCGCCGGCAGTCGCGCGTTCACGTTTCGCGCCGCGATCGGAGACTACCAGCGCGGTGCGTCGGTCGGGGACATGTTCAAATTCACCGCCGGCGCCGAGGGCTCTGGCGGCGTCCCCCTGGTGCGCGGCCTCGTGCTCAATAACGCGGCGCAGACCGCAACCGGAGCCGGGACGGCATACCAGCTCGGCGCGCTGTCGGCGGCGCAGAGCTTGTACGCAAGCCTGCATGTGCTCGCGGTCTCTGGCACTGTCACCCCAACGCTGACCTGCAAAATCCAGTCCGACGACAACGAGGCGATGACATCGGCGACTGACCGCATTACGTTCGCCGCCGCAACCGCGATCGGCTATGAGTGGGCCTCCGTCGCTGGCGCGGTCACCGACGACTGGTGGCGCGCGTACTTTACCATCTCGGGCACCGACCCGAGTTTTCTGTTCGCGCTGGTCGCGGGCATCCGCTAGGAGATAGAAATGGCAAACATCGTGCTCAAAGACGCCTACGTCATGATCAACGCGGTCGATCTCTCGGACCACGTCAAATCGGTCACGCTCAACTACAAGGCCGAGTTGCTCGACGACACCGCGATGGGCGACAGCGGGCGTTCGCGCATCGCTGGCCTGCTCGATTGGGACGCGGACATCGAGTTTTATCAGGATTACGCGGCCAGCAATGTGGATGCAACATTGTTTCCGCTGGTCGGCGCGGCAGCGTTCGCGGTGAAAATTCAGGGTGTGTCCGGTACCATCAGCGCGACCAATCCGCAATACCAGGGCAACGGCGTGCTGGAGAGCTACCAGCCGGTGGGCGGCAGCGTTGGCGATAATGCGATGACGCCGTGCAAGATTATGGGCGGCGACGGTTCGGTGCTCGTGCGGGATGTGACGCCGTAATGTTGACACGCGAGCAAATCCTAAGCGCACCCGACCTGCGCACCGAAACGGTCAACGTCCCCGAGTGGGACGGAGCCGTTGTCGTCCGCACAATGACCGCGGCAGAGCGCGACGAGTACGAGCAAAGCATGGTCGCCTCGCGCGGGCCCGACGAAAGCGCAAACCTGCGCAACGTGCGCGCGCGCCTCGTGGCCATGACTGCGGTGGACGAGGCCGGCAAGCGGCTGTTTATGGATGCCGATATCGCGGCGCTCGGCGCGAAATCAGCGAGCGCGGTAAACCGCGTGTTCCAGGTCGCCTCCCGTCTCAACGCGCTCACCGAGTCCGACGTCGAGGGCCTCGCAAAAAACTCCGCAGCCGGCCCCAGCGCAGATTCGCCTTCCAATTAGCGCGCGAGCTGAGGGTCGGCAGCGTAGCGCAAATGCTCGGCAGCATGTCGAGCGTGGAATTGTCCGAATGGATGGCATTTTTTATGCTCGAACGCGAAGACCACGAAGCCGCGCGCACTGACGCCGAGTTGAGCCGCGGCGCCGCTGAGGGCCTGAAAAAGCGCATCGCGCGCCAGCGGGGCCGATAATGCCTAACGCGAACGAAGTGCGTATTCGCATATCGGCCGATGCCGAACGGCTGAAACGCGACATGAGCCAGGCGCGCCGCGTATTCGATACCGGCGTGAACGGGATGCAGAGCGCCCTGGGCGCCCTCGGCGTGGGCTTCGGCGCCGTCCAGACGGTGCGCTTTTTCAAGGGGATTATCGACGGCGCGGACGAGATGCGCAAGCTCGCGCAGAAAACCAACATGGCGGTCGAACAGGTCGCGGGCTGGACACACGCGCTCGATCTCGCGGGCGTGAGCCAGGAGGCATTGCAGAAAGCGGCGAAGACCCTTGGCACGCAGATGCTCGATGCCTCGACGGGATTAGCCGAGGCGAAACGCAATTTTGCCGCGCTCGACATCGACATCAAGAAAAATGACGGGTCGCTCAAATCCGTGAATGACGTGCTGCTCGAAGTTGCGGATCGGTACGCCAATGCGACCGACAAGACCGCGGCTGCAGCGCTGATGAACAAGGTGCTGGGCAGGTCCGCGCTCAATCTGATACCCGCGTTCAAGGACGGACGCACGGCGCTGGAGGCGATGATCGCCGAAGGCCAGGCGCTCAATCCGATCACGGAAGAATCCGCGCGCCAGGCCGAACAGTTCAACGACAATTTGCAGCGCCTGTCGAAAACGATAAAAAAGGAATTCATCGTCGCCATGAATACGGCGCTGCCGGCGATGTCGGCCATCAGCGAGAACCTGGTGCGCTCCACCCGCGAGGGCAGTACGTTTTGGGGCGTCATGAACGAAGGCGCGAAATTGTACCTCGCGACGATGGGGACGCTCTTCCCGATCCTCGAAGGCGTGACGCAGAAAGGGTTCAACGCCCTCGCCGCGAAGAGCGGGACGATTCTGCGTCCGGGCGAAGTTGCCGGCAAGATCGGTGGCCTGCCTGCTGCTGGTGGAAAGCCGTTCACGCCGAAGATCACCGATGCGACCGATGCCGCTGCCGCTGCCGCGAAGCTAGCGGCCGAAATGAAGAAGCTGCGTGCTGACGATATTCAAGGCTGGATCAAGCACGCAGATGCAGTGTTTGCAAACGCCGACGAAGAAAATCTCGCTCTTGCAGAAATCTCAGCGGCGTATTGGGCGAACGAGGAACGACTGCGGCAGGCGGATGTGGCCGGCTGGATCGCCAGCATCGATGCGCAAAAAACAGCATATGAGGATGAGTTACGCGCAATTGCTGAAATCAACGCGAGCGCGACCGACGAAATGACAGAGTTCTGGAAAGCGGCCGCGCAAAGCATGCAGCACTCGATGAGCGGGCTGTTCTTCGACGTGATGCAGGGGAATCTTTCCGATCTTAGCAGCAGCTTCAAGCGCACGATTGATCGCATGGTCGCTGATGTGCTGGCCGCAAAAGCCGCTACGGCGCTGTTCGGTCCCGAGTTCGGCAAGGGCGGCGACATCGGCGGGTTGATAGGAAAGGGCATTGGTTGGTTAAGCGGATCATTCGGTGGAGGAGGGCTAGCTGGTATCGACGCGATGGCGATGCCTGCGCTGGCTACTGGGACGCCATTCGTTCCGCGCGACATGCCCGCTTTTCTGCATCGAGGGGAGGCAGTGATCCCGGCGGCGGAAAACAAAGTGCGCGGCATGAGCGTCACCAATGTTTTCCACGTCACTGGACCCACTGACACGCGCAGTCAGGCACAGATCGCCGCAGCGGCCGGGCTGGGCGTGCAAAGAGCGCTCGCGAGAAATACGTAATGCCATTCGTCGAGACGCCGCGCTTTCCAGACGCAATCGCAAGAGGTACCCAATTTGGGCCGGCATACTCGACCGCACTTGCCCGCAATATCGGCGGGCATGAGGTCAGAAATAAAAACTGGTCGATGCCGCTATATCGCGGCGACGTATCGCACGGCGCGAAGACGCAGGCACTTATCGATGATCTGCTCGCGTTCTTTCACCACACCGCCGGGATGTACAACGGATTCCGGTTTAAGGATTTCGCCGATTTCGAGGCGGCCGGTGCGGAAGGGACGCTGACGGTGATCGTCGCCGACACGACGTGGCAACTCTACAAAACCTACACCTATGGCGCGATCACCGCGACGCGCAAGATCCAGAAGCCGGTAACCGGAGTGGCGTTCGCCGGCGGCGGCACCTACGAGCTCGACACCGCGACGGGCATCGTCACGCGCACCGCGGGCGCGAATCCTACGAGTTGGACCGGAGAATTCGATACGCCAGTCCGGTTCAATCTGGATGAATTTTTGCCGATTGGCATGACGGCAGCGGTGTATAACCTGCCTGCAATTCCCATCATTGAAATCAGAATCTAGCCGTGAAAACGCTACCAACTAATCTAGCTGCGCATGTCGCGACTAAGCTCACAACACTGGCGACCGCGCTGAAAGTCACGCGCGAGGATGGCACTGTATTTGGTTTCACGACGCATGACGTTGATGATGTTGTTTCGAGCGTGACCTACTCGGCCAATCCAGGTCTCGACGTGACCGACATTGTGATCGCCGCGAACGCCGCGGTGGGTAACATGGAATTGACTACCCTGCACGACGGCTCGGTATTTACGACCGCGGACCTGCTCAACGGTCTTTGGGATAACGCGGCGTTCAGCATTTTCCGCTACAACTGGGCGAGCCTCGCCGACGGTATCGATACGCTGCTCGTCGGCACGTTTGGCGAGGCGACGCTGCAACGGAACAGCGTCGTAATTGAGCTGCGCGACCTTCGGCAGTATTTGCAGCAGCCTGTCGGCGCCGCCTCGTCGAAGACCTGCCGAGCGCGTCTGGGTGACGCAAAGTGCGGCAAAAGTCTCGCCGCATTCACCTATACCGGCGCCGTGACCGAGGTGACAGATAACCAAGTCTTCAAAGATGTTTACCGCTCCGACGCGGGTGAACCGGCGACATGGTTCGACGAGGGCGTGCTCACCTGGACCAGCGGCGCAAATAACGGCGTGTCGGTCAAGATCAAATCCTACGTCGTAGATTGGTTCACGCTCGCGCTGCCGATGCGCGGCACAATCACCGTAGGTGATACGTACTCCGCGATCGCGGGATGCCGAAAACGCCTGGCGGAGGATTGCGATGCGAAATTCGACAACGTGCTCAATTTCCAGGGTGAGCCGCATCGCCAGGGCATCAACGACGTGATGAAGGAGGCGTAGGTGCGTAATGCGATGCGCATCAGTCATCTCACCCGAGCGGATGTCGTGGCCGCCGCGAGGGGATGGATCGGCACTCCGTTCCATCACCTTGAGCGCCGCAAAGGCATCGGCGTGGACTGCGCGGGACTGATCGTCGGCGTATGCCGCGAGTTGGGCCTGGTGCCGGCGGAATTTGATGTGCCTGCGTACACGCCGACACCGGACGGCTACACCATGCGCGCGAGTTGTGCGCAGTATATGGTGCCGATTGCGCGAGCCGCGATGCAACCAGGCGACGCGATTTTGCTCGTGACTGATTTGCACCCGCAGCATTTGGGGATTCTCGCGGACTATGCACACGGTGGTCTGTCGATCATTCACGCGGCAAACAGCGCACATCCGCCGCGGGTGATCGAGACGCGGCTGATGTTCTCGCGTGCGCTGCGGTTTGTTGCCGCCTATTCGCTGCTGGAGATTAACTGATGGCCGTCCTAGCGCTTGCGGTCGCCGGTGCTTGGCTTGCACCCGCAGGCTACGCCGCGGTCGGCTGGGCGGTCGGCTCGGCGATCGGCTCCATGCTCCAAGACCCGACCAAGGTCCAAGGCGCACAGCAGTCGCTGATGGACTTGCGTGTCAGCGGCAGCGAATACGGCCAGCCTATTCCCTACGTGCGCGGCGCCGCCGCGATCGCGGGACAAATGTGGTGGAATACCGATCGGCGTCCGACGACCACGACGACTACCACATCGAGCGGTGGCAAGGGTGGCGGCGGCGTGGAAACGAGCACATCCACGACCACCTACGACATGGATTGTCTGATTGGGCTGACCGACAACGAGATCATCGGCATCCGCCGCATCTGGTGGGGCGGTGATCTGATTTATACCGCTGCAGATGATGCTGATGCGGAGAGTCTGGCCGCGAGCGTGGATAGCGAACGCTGGACCCGGCTCACGATCTATACCGGCGCATCGGATCAGTTGCCCGATCCGACCTACGAGGCAGCGGTAGGCACCGCAAACGCGCCAGCTTATCGCGGGCGCAGTTACGTGTTCATCGAATCGCTGAAGCTCGGCCAAAGCGGGCAGGTGCCGAATCTGGTGTTCGAGGTGGTCGTCGACGGTGATTTTGTGCTTCGCCCCATATGGTTGATCGGCGATACCACCGCATCCTACGAACCGCGTGATCCAGCGTACAGCAATCCGTTGGGTTCGTTGGCTGCGGGGCCGACGGAATTTATCGCGGCAACGCAAGAGATACAGCAGGAAACCCCGTCGTTTCGCCTGCTCGTTTCGCCTGACGGCATCGCGTGGACAGCCCGCGATATCGGCAGCGCGCACATCCGCATCTATTCGCTGTGCTACGGCGGTGGCCAGTACGTCGCGATGGCCTACAATTGGTCAGCAGGCATCGTCGGCGCATTGCGCTCTTCTGATGGCCTCACGTGGAATTGGTCATCCACCGGGATCGTGCAGGCCGCTGGCTGGACGATTGTCATTTACGGCGGCGGTCAGTACGTCGCAATGTTGGGTTTCTCCGGTTCAGGCGGTTACCGGGCGATGACATCACCCGACGGCATCACATGGACCAAGCGCGCGACACCGGCGCCGGATTCGTGGAACTGGTTGGGCATCGCCTACGGGGCTGGGATATATGTGGCCGTCTCCATCAACGGGATGATGACCTCCCCTGATGGAATCACGTGGACCACACAGGGACCGTTGGCAAATGCTGTTACGTATGCCGCGGGACTGTTTGTGGCTGTCAGAAATGCGACGTGCTATTCGTCGGCCGATGGGATCAATTGGACGCAGAGAACCACACCGGACAAACAGTGGACCGCGATCACCTACGGCGGCGGATTATTCGTGGCGGTCGCGAACGGCGGCACTGCGGCGGGCAGTCGATCGATGTCGTCGCCCGACGGTATTACGTGGACCGCGGTCGAAACGCCTGCGGATAACGAATGGCATGAAATCGTATATGCCAACGATTTATTCGTCGCGACCGCGCTGACTGGTTCGGGGAACCGCGCGATGGCCGCAACGATTGATGCGACGACGATGTCGATTGCGCCGCCAGCCGTCTCCACTGTCGTCTCCGATTTGTGCGTGCGCGCCGGTCTCACTACAGGACAGATCGACGTAACCGATCTCGCGAGCATCACGCGCACGGTTGCTTGCTTGCCAATTTCGCAGATCGCGCCCGCACGGCAAGCGCTTGAGCTGCTCATGAGTGCGTACTTTTTTGAAATAACGATCTCGGACAAACTGTATTTTCGCCCGCGCGGTGCAGCCTCAGTCGCATCAATTCCGTATCTCGACCTGGGCGCAACAATGGGGGATGAGCAGCCTGAGCCGCTCGCGCTGCATCGTGCGAACAACCTGGAGTTACCCGCGCAGATCGCGCTGACGTATATCAACGTCGATGAGGACTACCAGACAGACACGCAGTATTCGGACCGGATGGTTTCCGCGATGGCTGGCACTGTTGAGGCGTTACAGATGGCGCTGGGGCTCACGCCGTCGGAGGCGAAGGCGATTGCGGACACGATGATGCTCGATCAAGTGGCGGGAGGACTGATCGGCTTGGCCTTCGAAAGCCTTCGCGACTTCATCGCTCATCTGGAAAGGCAGGGCAGGCTGGTGCGGGTAAAGACACCTGTCTCGACCGTCCTGGAGATGACC